GGATGCCCGCCCGACCTTGATCAAGCCATTGTTCAAATGACTTACCAAGGGAGGGCAAGGTTATCGTTAAAAACGATAACCCCTCGTGTTCGACACGCGCTGAGACGGTATTAATGTCTCGGCGGGCGCTTGTGCAACATTCGCTAGCACATTCCTGTGCTAGCAGGGACCAGAGATCCATCAGGCTTTTCATGGTTCCCTCCTTAATTGGAAGGTGTTCCATCCATAGCCTATGAGTCTCGCGATTAGCTGACCTAGGTCACCTCTTCGTTCCTCCAACCCTCCACGATTTTATCGTGGATGTGGTAGTATTCAACAGCTTGTATGGCTACGACTGCAAGGTCAGGGTACTCAGCTAAAAGCCAAGCCCTCAACCATGAAGTCGAACATCCACTAGGAATGCGATGATAGACAAAGGACCGATGCAAATCAGCCCTAAACCTATCGACACTCTCAGAGGATGCGCCATTTTCAAGCATAGAGAATACCACCTAAATGGAGAGACGAGAGGGTGCTAATCACTTGGAGAAGGAGGATCGTGAGATCCTCAATGCCTATGCAGCAAGAGGACAACTTTCGATCATAAGATCAAAAGAAGCCTCTTACTACATTGATGAGGTGTTGAATCACATTGAACGTAATGAACACAAGAACCAGCGATTTATAGCTGATTCTAATGTGGACATCAAGCTCAGTATGACTCTCATCCTCATCGCGGCGTGACTGTTGAAAGTCCTCAGTGGAAAACAGCGTTAGCTGTTTCCCACCTTTTGGATTTTTCTCAGCCACCCCCCTACGACTCACCACCAAGAAGTTTGGTGATGAGCGTATCCGAAGTCGCGGTAAACTGGGTTTTAAATCCAGTATAAATCGCGAGAGCCTCCGTATTCGTAAAGCCAGCAGGAGGAAGGTCAAACACGACGTAAATCGCCGTGCCAACCTTCACATTCTCCGTAGGCTTAAACGGATCGGCGGTCAACTTCGAGTAGTCGATCCTCAAAAGCCTCCGCGTCCTGCCCTGTTTCACAACAGAGTGGTTCGCAGAGAGCTTAATAAGACCATCAGCGGAAGTGTACGCGGACTCCGAACCCGAAGAAAACGTTTTCGGGAGAGGAGTCGTTGTACCACTAACGGTAATGGTTTGCGGGTCGGCGAAAGCCATAGGCAGATCTCCTAGGGCACGGTTCTCGTGCCCCATTTGGCGTTTGACACTGTTAAACGGCCATGGTTACGCGAGGAAAACTAATCCAAGCGCACCCATGATGGCGAGCTGAGTAGGATTTAAACTACCCAGAGTTACGCCGAAACCAAATGGTGTTGCCCGCCTCCTGATTTTGGTCTCAGACCAAAGTACAACAACAGGAGGTTGGCCCGTGAACGGCGTATATGTGGGATCAAAACCACATGTCGGATCACGGCTCCACGAGTATGTGTCACGGACAATAGTATGCTCCATGACATATCCATAGCGGAGAACGAGACCGTATTTGGAATAGTTATCGAGGTTCTGTATAAGATCCCCGGTATTGCTAAACCAATCTGCGGCCCAGCTCCAAGGAGCAGCTTGCCAAAGGAGCTCAGGATTCAGGTCCAAGCCAAGCAATTCGCTGGCATGGATAGCATGATCTATCGTAGGTCCGAGAAAACTCTCGGGCGCATGATAGGTAAATGCACCTGAAAACCATTGCTCCACCGTGGTCTTTCGATCACGTGTGCAAACTCCTCTAGGTATCCCAGACAGAAGGTCTCGACCGGCCGCTAGATTAGACGGCCCGCCCACAGAGGTATTTGTAATCTCTGTGGAAGACACAACTGTCTGCTTCAGTGGGAAATTATACCTTCGACGGACATCCTTGCCACTATCTTGGAAAAACTGTTTTTGCAGTTTTCCCATATTAGCGACACCGTAAGCGAAGTTTTTCACATCGTTTACGAGTGGATTCCAACCGAACTCGAGATTCAGATATTCTGACCCAGCACCTTTTGCCAGGTTAGTTTTCTGTTCCCAAAGTTGATGGCCTGCCAGATGAGGCAAACCATCACGATAGGTCTCGAGCGCCGCAACTCCAAGAGATGCGACGGGATTTGTGGGCGAACACAGCGCAATTGCGGTAGATCCAACCGCTCCGAGTTGAGTATCACTACTCTTCGCGAAGGGAGGAAACTGCCGCTGCACAGTGTTCAAAGGAATGTACAATGGAAAGAATCTTTCCATTATAACATTCACACCCCACGAGGATGAAAACACGGGCTTGGACTTGGTGTGATAAAACGGCGCCAAAGGCGCCGCCACACCATTCCTTACCATCGTAAATTCTCCTCCCCAATCACGACCAGATGGCAAACCAGCTTTGCGACCCATTCGGGCCGCTTTGCTGAGAGTCACCCAGTCGGGATGGTTCTCAGATATGGTAGTCTGAGAACCCTTAATGACTACATCAGCCAAAGTCCCGGGTTTGACCTCCTTAAGCAATGCGCCGGTAAGCGCATTGCGTTCGGTAGACCAACTTCGGGATTCGGGAATGACATAACTGTCAATCTCGCGGCTGCGTGTAGGGGACACCTCGCTCCTTCCGGTTCCTGGGAAGTTAATTCTTCCCAAATTCCCCCACAAATTATCGGATAACCCTTATATAGGGCTCCAATAATGCACGGGGGAGTCGTTGCACTGCGCCGGGCCCCC